GTAGTTAAATTAACTAGAACTTTATACATACCTTCAGGTGCATATAAATTATCAGATAAATCAAGTATTTCATTTTGATATTTTTGTGGATTACCTAACCACAATTTTATTTTATCAATTGTTACATTTTTTAAATTTCTTCGTTTATTTGTAAATATTCCACCTATTCTTGATAAGGAAAAATTTTTAGCTGATTCCCATGATTTTTTTAATGAGAATAGGGTAGGAGAGAGGTTTTTATTGTTTTGATCTGACATTTAAAACCTCCTTTCTGGTTATTATTAATGTAATAATTTATTGTTGTATATTATTTTTATCTTCTTGCTCTTGATGATTTATTTGCTATTGCGAAATATGATGATGGTGAGATGTTTATTATTGCTCTTTTAACTTTATCTTCAAAATTTTTAATATACCATAATCCATAAGCAACCGCAAAAAATCTATCTCTATCAACTGATTTGGTAACTTGTTCTACAGATAATTTACCACCTTGTAAATGTTTAATTTTTAAATTAGCAACTTCTTCTACAAATAAATCTGTTTGTACTTTTGGTAAAACTACATTATTTATATAATCTTCATTGCTTAATGAATAACTATTATCTTGATGTTTATCTAATATTTGAAGTTTTTTCCCTTCAACAACATCAATAAAATTTACAATTATATCAGAGTTAATACCTTGTGAGTGAAGTGCATATAAGCATTTTTCTGAATTAGGAACATCTGGTTCATTGTCTGTATTGATAGTATCCCAACATTTTAATACTTCTTTGGTAATTGGATCTATTTGTTCTTTTAATAATTCATCAATAATTCCTTTTCCTAATCCATTTTCATCACAAATAGCTTTTTTAGCATTATATAAATTTCTTATTCTTTTAAATTCAACTGCTTGTGCTGTAAAATTTAATCCTTGTTTTAAATTAATTAAGTTTACTAATTGCATATTTATAATTCTATCTTCTTTATTTCTTTTAACTTTAATAATAGCAATAGAAGATTGATTGTTGCTAGATTTTTGAGAACGTGCCACATCCATACTAACATAATAATCAGATTTACCATCATATATTAATTCAGGAGATGTTAATGTTCTTAATTTTAAAAGTTTAGTAATATCAACTAACGCGCCATCTGAGCTTCCACACCATTTCGACTCATAATTTTGAGCAAATGCAATAGGAGACATATTTTTCTTTTTGTCTAAAATTTGTTGTTTAGTTGAACCTCTTCCATACCAACATCCTAAATGCCAATCTGAACCTATAACTATTTTACCTTCTAAATTTATCATGTCTTCTTTCATACGAATACTTCTAGTAAATTCGTCACTGCCTCTGAAGCCAGCAGTTGTATAAAAATTTACTTTTTGACTTAATTCTTCAGGATTTAAGATTCCTAAATCACCAACAGTTAATCTACCATGTTCAACAATTGGAAATAATGAATCTTGAAATGTAAAATCATCTATTAAAGCAGATTCTTCAATCATAATTACGTGTCTTCTCTGACCTTTTGAAGTTGAAGAATTTGCTAATACATCTATCCGAGAATTATTTACGAATTTAATTTCTGCATCACTTTTAGAAAATTTAGCATCATAAATTTCATTTTTAAACCAAGGATATTTTTTTAATATATCATTATATTTATCTTTTAATAATTCTGCTGCATTTTCCTTTGTTTGTGCAGTAAGTGCAAATTCTATACCTGGGAAAAATACACATGCTATAAACATTACAATTTCTTCATTGAATGTTTTACCCCAACCTCTGGGGTACACACCATACATACTTAAAAATCGCATTGCTATTCTCATAAAGGTGCGTTGATCAGAATGTAATTTTATACCACCTTTTTTTGGTTTAATTAAATCTAACCATAAATCAGGATAAAATCTTGCCCAAGAAATAAAATCTACATATTTATCTAAATTACTTCTAAATTGATTATTTTCTTCTTCTCCTTTTGGATTTACTGTACTATTAAATTCTGGATTATAATTATTTCTACTTTCTTTTGTTGTATGTTTTGCATTTTCACTTTGAAAATTGCCATAAGATGACATTTAAACACCGTCTTCTTTAATAAAAACTTTTATTTTATCTCTATTTTTTTCTGTAGTATCATCAGTAAATTCCATAAGGATCACCATATTGTTTGATATAATCTTCTTTTCTTCTATCATAGAAAGAGTATACATCTTCATAATTACACGGTGGTAAACCACCTAAATCTCTAATATAATTTACATAGCACCAAATATTAAAATCTAAAGCATCATTTGGCCTATATTTAAATCTAGGAAGAATAGGTATAATATCAACTTCTTTTTCAACTGCTTGAGATAATTCTGAAAAAGTAGAAAGTCCATCTGATAAATCTGCTTTACTTAATTGACTTGGATTAATTTTTGCTGATGTTGCTGCCTTATTTGCAAGTTCTCCCCATTCTTTTGCTTCTTTTACATCCCCTTTTGCTGTTGCAATTTCTTCTTTTACTCTATATCTAATATAATTTAATAATGCTTCAGTATGTAAATTTGTTATTTCTTTATAATTATTTTTTAATAAAACGTATTTTCTTTCAAACGCTTCAAATTCTTCTTGTTTATAACCCTTTCCCCATTTATCTATTATTTCATTTGTAACTATAAAATTAGATTTATAATCTAATTGAGATATATTTTCACTAGTTAAATTATCATAATTTAACTCATTTTCAATCTCTGGTAAAAATTTAGAATCAGACCATCCTAATTTTCTATATTGTGTCATTGCAATATTTTTCATATAGACACCAAAATGATCATTATTATCATCTAAAGAAGATTTATATATGTTATATAAAAAGGGACGATCAATAAGTCTCAATGTTTCTTTTATTTTATCTAAACTAACATTCCCTTTTTCATCTGCAATCATCTTTTTCAAACAAATTTTACAGTATGGGATACGCCCACTTTGATGAACAGGATTATAGCTAACATAATAATCTGTAGGTTTTTTAGGTTCAGTACACGCAGCACAATTTATTTGAGATACTTTTTTTTGTGATTTCAGAGATGAATTATTTTTTTTTAATGGAGGCAATTATTCCACTCCTTTTATAATATATTTAGATAACATTATTTAATATATTATAGTATTTATATTTATCTTCTAATAGATTATCAAATTCAAAACTATAATACCTTTTAATAAACTCTTCAAATTGTTTTGGTGTATTTTTACCGTAAAAATAATATTTATGATATAAATCATGCAATGGTTTTACTAAACATACTCCTAATGGATATCTTTTATGTACTTCAATTAATTTATTTTCCAATATTTTTAATTCATAATCATTATAATCATGTATAGTTTCTCTTAAATTAAATTTTATCTCTTGTAATGTTTCTGATAAAATTAAATCAAATCCATATAAATGATGAATGTCGTCAAACCTCAAATTTGTTAAAACACATTTATATAAACAATTTTTCATGGATTCTTTTTTCCAATCAATTAAAACACTTCTTAAATGATTGTGAATTGGAGTAATACCACCTTTCCAAGTGTGATGATTTTCTCCACCATATGCTTCTGTATAACAATATTTACAAGCTATATGACCTTGTTGTACAGCATTATAACTTATATCTTGAATTTCAAAAGGATGTTTAAAACAAATGCATTTTATTAATGTTCCAGAATTAACATAAACTTCATTATCTATAGGACTAAGATTATTTTTTAATAAAAAATCAAAAACATATTTTTGTTCTAAACGTCTTGATTTTGCACTTTTTTCTAAACCACAATAATAACATCCTTTTTTATTACTCAAATTAGCAAAAGAAATATGTTGAACACCTTTACAAATATGATTTGAACAAATATATGGCAACAATGTTTCATTATTTTTATAATCACTTTTATTGAATAATGGTTTATAATTATTTGATTCAAATAATTTATATACTTCATCTATATTTTTTCTTTTTTGTTCATTACGCAATTCATATGAACATGTTCTACAATTTCTACCTTGAGAAAAATTACTATAACTTACTCTCCAAGGATGCCCTTTAGAACATTCTAAAAGCAAATAACTTCTATTATTTTCATATTCTTCTAAACCACTAATAATTTTATATCCTCTTTGTTCAATTTCTTTTTTAATTACTTCACGATCTTTCTTAGCCATTTAATTCACCAATCCCTTCTATTTTATAATCCTTTCTGCTTTTTCTATCTAATTTCTATCTATAAAAATAAAAAGAATTGGTGCATACGCAGAAAGGAAGAGGGAGCTACCCTCAATCATCTACACCAATTCAAAATAAACAAATATATATTATAATTTTAGTAAACACAAATAACACCTGATTTCTCAAGTGTCATATAATCTACAAAACTTTATATTTATAGTCAATCAATTACATATAAAATTAATAATTCAAATCTACATCTATAAATCCTACATATCTATAAATTCAACACAATAATCATCATCACTTAATAAACCATCTTCTTTTGCCATGTCAAATAAAACACATTTCCCAGCAATAGCATTATTAAACATTTCTCTTTTAATATTTTTATCCACTACAGCAAAATGATATCTATAACCTCTTGCACTATCGCTTCCATAAACAAATCTAATTGAACTATCATTATTAAATCTAATCTCAAAATAATCCTTAGACAAATTTATTCTTTTAATATGTTTCTTAATTAAAATCTTAAACTGTTCTTCATTAATCATATTCCTAAATTGTTCAATCTTATTTTTATTACTATAATAAAATATCACATTAATCTTTTCATTCTCTATACATTTAAATAAATACTTATAAAATGTACCATGTATAATTTCATATTTTGCTAATTCTTTTAAAATATTATATTGTTCATTATCATCTACCATAATAATTCTCCTTTTATTCAATAATTTAATATCAAAACAAAATCTAACTTTTATATATACTTTTACATATACTTATCAACACTTACTCACTATTTTAAAACATAAGAAAATCTACTCCAAAAATAGAGTAGATTCAATATATCTTAATATTAATCTTAATATTTACTACGTTTCATATTATTACAAATAACTTCTGATACATTTTTACTTAATTCATTAACATCTATATCTTTACTAATATTAATCTCACATTTAATTTCATTACTACTATTTAATTTACTTCTCTCATATGGAATATTAGTTTTCCATACTTTATGATTCCTAATATTACCTTCATGATTACATTCCCATACTGCAATCTCAGTAACTAACTTAGGTAAATTATTTTTATCATTTTTTAAATCATGAATATCTTTACCTTCATTATTTATTGTAATACCATTTGCTAACATTATATTAATACTATCATCAATATTTTTAATTTTATCATTTTCAATACCATACTCACTATATATTAATTGCCAGTCATACTTCTTAATTAAATCTAATGTTTCTCTAAGAGATTTTAATGTTACAATATAATTATTCATCTCATTATTATTTCTAAACCTTGTAAGTCTGTCATTCAAATGATTTGCTTCTTTTTTAAGATTTTTAATAATATCATCATAGAAATTATTATCGTTTTTATATAGTAACTCACAAGTCTTATATTTTAAATTTTCATCAAGATATATTGGAATACCTTTATAATAATACGTATGATTTTTCAAAATCATATTTGGTAAATCTACCAATTCTTCAAAGAATTTTTGATCACATACTATTTTTATTACATTTTTTAAATCTCTTCCTCTAAAATTATCTATATTCATATTTATACCTCCACGATGGTCAGGTCATCACCCAAATATTTGCATATTGTTTTAACAATACACAAGTAAATCTACTCAGATACCTATTCTATTAATAATAAAATATGTAAGAGTAGATTTTATCTATATTGTTAATTTAAAATTCTAATTAAATCCTAAAAACTTACCCATAGCATCTTTTGCATCACCAAATCCAATATTCTTCCCAACACAAAATAACTCATATAAAACATTCCTCAAACATCCATTGCAGTCGCATTCTGCATTTTCAATCCTAAATGCATAATTTTCAATTAATTTAACAGTTTCTAATAACTCATCAGAAATATCTTCTTGATTATAAATGCAATTTCCACAATCCATATCATCATCTATGTAAATTTCATCTTCATTACATTCATCACATTCACCACAACAATCTACTTCCTTGCACTCTTCACAACATACATCACTATCACAACCATCACAATTGCATTCACAATCACCATTAACTTTTTCTAATTCCGCACAAAAATCTTGATAATCTTCAAAATCATATTCTTCTCCATCAATATAAAATTTAGAAGCAATAAATTCCATAGTCTCATCGTCATAATAATGTTTAGTTTTTAATTCCATGTTTGAAATTTCTCCTTTTAATTTAAAATAAATATTATTTGTTTGTGTTTTATTTACAATCTAAATAATATCATCTATTGTACAATCTTCGCCAATTATATAATCTACAAATCCCTTTTCTTTAGCCTCTT